ACTAATAGTTCTAAATTACGAACGATAAGTTTTAATTTTTCTCTTTGTGGTTCCATAATTTTTATATGGTATTTATATATTTTACACAAAAAAAGGAGGACTGTCAATAGCCCTCCTTTAAACTTATTCAGTTGTAATTAAGCAGCAGTAAGTCCAGCGTTTAGATATGAAGGTAAAACTTCATCTGCTTTGCTGTGCTTAACACCACGATAAGTCAATTCTGACTTTTGTGATTGTGTTTGCTTGCTGTCGTTAGTGTCGTACTGGACACCACGATAAGTGACTTGTGCCATTGGCTTACTCCAAAGTAGTAGGGATTTTACTCCGTTCCTTTAGTCGGCTTTTGCGTCCTGCTAACAGGATGAACGATCCGTTCCGAGTCGGCTTACTTGCGTCCCCCAGTCGAAGGGGGGATGAACGTTGTGTTA